TTCATAATGGAATCTCAAAGTAATCTGGTCTGGTCGAATAATTTCATAGAAATTGACAATAACTTCATTTGGATTTCTATTAGTATCGTTATCTATTGTAAACTGTATGTCATACCTGTATGGTTGTGGAATGGCGCTGAGAGCCTTTAGAACATCAATGTTTCTCAAAGCTTGACCGTATTCCCAATTCTGCAAGTTGAAAAATATTGCCAAATCCCTATAAATCGATGCGCCAATTTCCTCTTCAAAAGGTATAAATTGAGGTGTCAGGAAGACATCTATATTTAGACTGACTAAAACTATAGTGCCATCCTGCACAGTGATGGAATCTGTCAGCATCTTTTTTGTTTCTAGGTATTCATATAGTTCCAACTTGAACTGAGAAGTGGGCAGTTGCAACCCATCTGTGCCGCTTTTTACTAGAACATATATTACAATAAGATTGGCAGAGCATCCGCTGTGTCTCAGTGCGGCAATTCCTTTGCCTGTTTGTCCGTTATAAGGACTGACAAATAGGTCAACCAAATTCTTGTAATCACTTCCTGTTACTGCTCTATTTTGTACATTTGCGTATGCTGGTAATTTTCTTCGGATATCTTCAACTGTATCACCATCATATCCAAATTGCCCTCTTGTATAGTTGGAAAGATTGACTGGTACACTGTATCCTAAAACTTCTAATGGAATAAGTATATCTTGGCTGACAAAGTTGCTAACTATATTGCCTACAGTGCCGCCGCCAACTCTGTATACAATGGTAATATTGCTTCCTAAAGATGGAGATATTCCTGCCCTGTTATTTCCAAAACTAACGTACACTTGATAATTGCTGTTGTATTCTATCATATACTCGGCCAAAGGCTGACTAGCAGTGAAAAAAGCAACCTGTCGCCATTTTTGACCATCAACATAGACTCGAACACTATCCAAAAGAACTGGAGCAAATTCAAGAGTTAATACCTGATTTATTTGACCAGTTCCCACAAAGTTTTGCGTAAACGTTTGGCCTTCCAAACCAACTATGTTGCTATTACTCAAGCTACCGGCTTGAATAATAATTGGTTGGTCAAAAATAGGTCTCATATATTGATCGGCAGGAAACAATTCGATTACCAAAGGGACTTCGTTGCTGACCAGATTTACATCAAGTGGTGTAGGAATTTCCAAATTTATTTGCTGGGGAGTGCTTATTCTTGCTGTCCATTGACTCTTGGCAGCAATCGGTGGAGTTGGCTGAAATCCTACCAATTTAGCTAAGCGAAAAGCGCTGTCTAATTCTGTTACCGTGTTGATGAATAGCTCATTAGCTACTTGGTCAATTTTAAAAGAAAGCGTGTCGCCAACAAATGCCCAGTTTTCTATAAGCATTATTGCCAAACTAGATTCGATAAAGTCTGTAAACTCTGTGCCAAAATTGTCTCTGCAATAAGTAATTAGCCTACTTTTCAAACTCCAAAAATCTTGGTTTGTGTAATTTAAACTTACAGGAGTTGGACGATTAGGATTTGTTGTGATTTTATAAGGAACAACTTCAAAAGGACACAATTCAGCCATTTCATACTCCTGTAGGTATCTGTATCACTAGATTTTCAACAGCATTTATTTTGTTGGGAACAAAAAATCTTATTGCTATATAAATTGTATTGCTATTTAGATTTGCAGCTATGGCTATATCTTGGTTTGTAGAGCCATAAGAATCTGTGACTGTTACTTCTTGAACTACTATCCTAGGTTCCCAGATCGCTATTGCGCTGTTTATTGCAGCTTTTACTCTGTCGTAAATAAGAGGATCATTGGGTTCAAAAATCAAATTTCTTAAAGAGGTGCCGTATTCCGGCATCATGACTCTTTCACCCGGATTTGTAAGGATTAGCTGTAGCAAATCCGCTTTTATGACATTTGTGTCATAAATTGTAGGCAATAAACCCTGAGGGGTATTAACTATAGGATACGGACAACCAAGCAAATTCATCTATAAATTACTCCTAAAATATTATAGTTTTCAGGTAATATTTGTATATAGTCGCTTTTATATTCCTTTTGAATTATCCCTTATTAATTTGCTTCTTTAATTCCTGAATAGTAGAGTTTTTGGTAGGTCTGAGCGGTGCCAAATTGAATATGCTTGCCGCAGAAGCTTCAGGGCTCGCACTCGCAAAAAGCCTGTCACTCAGAACTATAGTTCCTCTTTTGCCATCAAAAACCAAAACAGGACAAACATTTGGCACTTTTTCTCTAGGTGGCACAGGAAGTCCTGCAGCTTTCAACTCCTCTTCAGCTTTTTTCTGTTCTTCTGTGGGTTCTGAATCGTAATCCTTGCCAGCAAGAATTAAGCTTCTGGTGTCGCTTACCGAAAGAGCACTTTTATTCTTTGTATATTTTATTTCCTTTGTTATTTCTATGCTGTTATTTTTTATAAGGGTTATTTTACTGCCAGCACTCTTTTCTTCATTTTCAAATCCAATAATTTCAACTGCTGATCCATAGGTTTCAAGTCGATAATCGCCACCGGCTCTTAGTTGTAAATATCCGTTTTGCTCTTTTCTTTCACGCATGAGAATGAAAGTGCCACCTCTAATATTGCCTTTCTGAGGTGCAAAAATTTCTAGGAATTTATCATCAGTTGCTTCAGTTTGATTAGTACCATCATACATTCTGATTGCAAATCCATAACCACTTCTCATAAGAACATATGCATTTTTTGCGTTTGGCTGAGGCTGAGCAGAACCTATTTCTTTTCTACAGGGAATGTTGCGATCATTTTGGTTATCAGAAAATACCAAAGTATGCCCAGAAGTACTGACCATACTAATTCCTTGCTGCTCTGCAGCCAAGGATGGACAATTTGGGCCTACAGATTCATCACTCATTAGGATTTGATTGCCTAAAGCAGTCAGCATTTGTATGCCATTGTTCTGCCCTCTTACTTGATTATTAGCCCCTAACTTTTCTATATCATTGAGTGTGATGGAATGACCAGTTGCGCTTTTCCAATAGCTTCTGCCCATATATTTGTTAGTACAGCCGAAATCAAATGGCTTTGTGCTTCGTTCCCATTCCATGCCTCCTTGGGGAACCTCAACGGAATCATCCATAACAAAAGTATGACCACTGATGGATAGAAATTGTATGCCACTTTGAGGCAAATTACATGAATTGTTCTGAGGAGTTTGTGGGCCTTTATAAGGACGGCATTCGCTTTGTTGTTTGAAAAACGGATTTGCGCCAACTTGGCTTGAACCAGTCTGATTTCCAGCAGGTCCTCCCAAAATTCTTCCATTACACTGGGGATTTTCCAACTTGTTTGGATTATTTTCTAAATCGTTATAGGCAGCATCAATTAGGTTTGGATTTGGCGTATTTTGAATATCATAAGTTGTAAATACTGGTGCTATAGCTTGTATTTGACCATCTGCTCCAATAACGGTCTGAGGCGGCGGATTTGGACTTCCAATTTGACAAGATGTATCTCCACTTCTGGCACCACATACAGGATGAGCCCATTGTCCGCAATAATGAAGATGATCGTCCTTCATAATCATCCAGTTGCCACAACCGGACATGATTTCAATTCTCTTCCACTTTCTATTACACTTTGCGTCTCCGTCCACCATTTTTATCATGTGTTTTTCTGGTGTTTTGAATCCGTAAATGTTCGGGAAAGTCATTGACTCAAGAAGAAATGGGTTTTTATTAATATCTTCGATGGAAGTAATATCAAAGCCATTATAACTTTCTGTGTTCCACGGCGGCAGCAACTGCGTACCGTTGTTCGGTCCACAAAGATAACCACCTCTTCTTCCCTGATACAAGTTAAAATATTCTTGCATCGGAACGCCATAAAAACCACCTTGTTGACCTACACCGCCTATTGGATTTCCATTCAGCCGAGTCCAAGTGGTTCCAATGTAAAATGGCGACAGTCTATCACCACCTTCAAATAACAAAGCAACAGTACTGCCTGCAGGAGGAATCCAATTTGATCCGCTATCGTCAATGCCGCCCATAGGCGAAATGGGCATCGCAAAAGGCAAGGAAGAAACGACAGTTCGTGGTTGGTGCATGAATGGACAGAAAAATCTAATTCTGTTTTGCTTGTACACATCTAAGGTATCGACACAATAGCCTAAATATAGACCAAAGGAACCTTCGCCGCCTTTTGTTCTCGATTCGGCGGCAAAGTTGGACTTTTGTACTTCTTGTTGTAGCGACTGTAATTCAGTCATTGGTGGTCTAGCTGCTGCCATTATTGTGCTCCTCTTCTGCTTCTTCTTGGTTTAGCAGAGTCTGGAACAGCAAATACTTTCAATTTAGTTACAAAATCACCATTTTCACTGATGGAATGACTAACGCCTTGTATCTGATAATCTAGCCTACTAAAAACATTATTTACATATGGATTTGCAAGCCATTCCATCGGTGCAGATTGTGCATTAATTCCTTGCACTCCGGGTTGCTGCAGCACACTTGGCATACCTGTGTTGAAATAAATAATGCCTAGTTTCATACCTTGGCACCTTGCTATATTTACAAATTCTGGATTTCCCTGAATAACGAGTTCACCTTCTATGTTTGAAGACTGAATTCTGCCAGCGTTTGCAACTAAATTGGCGTTAATTGCTCCAGCCTGCTTTTCAACTGCATCCGTTGGGAACCTGTAATTCATAGATGCACCGGGAACAGTGACACTTGTCTGCAAGCCTTCTGCGCTTTCCTCTGGATTGGCAAGCGAATTTTCAACAAATTCAGGACACGCCTGAACCTTTCTAGCTGATGCTTGTACTTGTTTGCTTGATTGAGCGCCCGTTCCACCGCCCTGAGCTTTAGCTGCAATATAATATGTGACACTTGGTTTGAAATCAATAACAGGAGAACAATCGCCACCATTAACAATGTAGATGTATTTAGGACTATCTTTTTGAGGACAATACCTTACTCTGGGATTCTGACACCATTCTGGATTTCCCTCAAGAACCACAATATTTGCAGCGTCTACACTGGGGTCTGTGAATACTGTCATGCCGAGACCTCTGTCGCTTCTTAAACCGTTCAACCAGCCTCTTATAGCACCAACAGAACTCAAACGATTTGGATCCCATACGCTTTTTGGACCGTTAAAGCCCCCCTCGCTATTTGGAAAACCAAATTCTGTTAATAAACCCCCTCCATCATCTCTAGCAAACAAAACAGCCGTGTTATTTACTACGCCCCGCTGAGCGCATGTTCTCTCAAGAGTCCTAGACGATGCCACTTTTATACTAGCAGGGTGACGGTTGCTACCCACCGGATCTGCGCTGCGTACCCTGCCATTTTTTCTATTTAATAATGTTGCAAGCTCAACATCATAAACCCATGCACCACTAGAATCAGCGGTAACCTTGATGTTTTTTACCAAAAAGCCCAATGCCCCACCGGGATTAGGCTTTGCTTTCGGATTGATTTTTTGATACGGAGCATAAGTAAAATCAGCCGAACTAAATTTGGTGGCAGTGTTCGACGAGTTAGTCAAAATCCAACCGAATTCTAATAAAACAGTATTATGTTGTGCGT